GGGCGGAAGGGGTCCTCCCGCGTGCCGGAGCCGACATATGGGGCCAGGTAGTAGGGCATGGCTTAACAACACCCCCTGAGCCAACAGCAGAGCCAGCGCAGCCAGCGCCACGTCAGGGCACGACACCGACACTGCGGAGGTTGGCCGGGGGGCTGGGAGGGTTTACATTCACGACGACCTCCACCTTGTTTGAGAAAACGCTCTCATTCCCGGCCGTATCGAGCGCGGTCGCCGCATAGCAGTAGGTGCCATCATTAGAGACCACGTCCGAAAATTGCACAGGCGCGCCACCGGTCGTCTTTGGGACGTTGCTGACCTTGGCAAAGGCGCCTGGGTTGGTGCACGCCCCGGGAGCGCGATAGAGATTATCGCTGGCCCAGTCCGGCTCCGTATTTGGATCCGCGGCGAGTTTGACGGTCGCCGCCGCGGCGAGCGCGGGAACGCAGATAACGATCAGGCTCAAGAGCAAAGTTCTTGCGACATTCAGCATGGGGATTCCTCCTTAAAGTTCGGCGGCAGCGCCAGCACAAGCGCCGGCCTGCGCGCACAGTGGTTGATCGAGCACATCTCAGACAGTCAATCTTCTTGAGCCGCACCCCACGCTGCAATCGCGTGCGAATGCGTAGGCGCAGCAAGCACGTCTCGCACAGTGAATGACCTGGCGAGGCAGCAATCTTCTTGTGCCAGGGACACATCTTCATCGCCTTGCCTCATTGGTGAGGGCACGGATCTGGTTGACCAGAGACTGAATATCCTCATCAGCACAGTAGCGAGCCATGACGAGGTCTCCTGGCCTGACAAGCGGCCAGCCATGGGCGTTGAGCCACTGAGCCTCCGGCTCTCTGATGATGGCGTGATAGCACGCCTCACTAGAGGCGACGCGCTGCGGCTTGGTCACGCAACCGCTTGAGGCGAGCCCGAATATCATTGAGCCGATCAAGACACCGTGGATCACTCGTGTCATGCCACTCCTTCTCCAGGGCCTCAGCCTCAGCTTCGAGACGACGCTCCTGTCGGGTCTGTCCACCGAAGGCCCACCTGAAGACCTGCGAGAATGCGCTCGCAACGCTACTAATTGCTTCTGACCATGCCATTATTTGTCAGCACTAAAGTAGCCGTGGAGGGCATTCCCAATCACAGCCAACAAGCCAAACCAAAAGGCTATATTGGTCATGTCCCCACCAGTCTGTAAGTAGGTAAACACCGCCAGGCCAACAGCGGAAACGGCACCCCAGAGAGTCGTCTTAGTGTCTGACATGGTTTTACCTCCTAGACAGAGCTCCAATGGAGCCCTGCATCATTAGCTTGCTCGATAAAAGCCTTCCGCCGCGATCTGGGCTGTAATGTCTGAGCCATCAGGTGTGACAACGAAATCATGCATGGTCATTGGGATGATATTGCTATCAGTCCCGCCGGTTGTATCGTTGTCATAGCAGATGAGGAGATCGGTCCACCCAGTCCCGGCAGCGACCCCAGTCCACGTTTGGTCAGGGATGTCTAGGTCAACACGATCGTTGACATCATCAGGAGCAAAGGCCACGATGTCAGCGTCAGTGAGGATCTTCCTAGCATAGCCGGTGTTGGTCACTTCGCTCGTATTGGCATTGCCTAAGACCGCTGCCAAGGTGTCCAAGTCCTTCAACACGGCATCTGATGCTGTCGTGTTGATGGCCACAATGACCAACGCTGAGTTCGCTGGATCATTCGTGTCTACACGATTGTAGAGCTCTGCCACTCGACCGAGTGCAATGTTAAAGATTTGATTTGCCATCAGCGCCTCACTTTCTTCACCCACTCGCGGAGGCGATCTATGATTGACCGTGGCTGCCAGGTTGGCAGGTCAATAAGCTCACACTCATAGTGATTGATGCGACGATAGCCTGACGGATTGCTACGATCTGGTGAGAGCTCACCTTTGTGATGCGCCTCAATATGCTGCCTGGCTTCCTGCTCCCCAGAAAACTGAGTGTTGTCAAAGCAGCTATACCAGCCAGGACCCCTGACTATCTTATAGATTAGCTCGTTGGGCGTTGAGTGGATAACGATGTGACCATCCACCAACGAGAGCCATCCTTCAGTTGTCCCCCTCTCAATGATTCTGGGGGTGAAGTTTTGCCGAGCACCGAAACGCTTGGCTTCCACTTTGTCTAGCACCGCGGAGCCAAGCACATGTTTGTAATGTTTCTTTAGGAGCATCAGCGCACCGCAAAGACGACCGCTGTAGCATTTCCCCCACCTGATCCGGCTGAGGCAAGCGGTCGAATCCATTTCACGTTTTCGGCCACCACGGACCCATCGCCCGCTGTATGGGCAATAACCGTGCCGGCCTGGTCTGTGAGGTCGAACCAATTTACCGGGTTCTCTAAGTCCAACGAGCCTTGATACTTGACGGTGAGCCCACCGGCAAACGTTCCATAGGTTTGGACGGTAATTGACTTGTTTTTGGGGATTGGCACCGCCACGCCAACATCACCGCTCGCTACCAGGCCGGACCATTGCCAATGGGCCACTGATCCTGTTTCCAATCTGGTCGGGTTGATTGTTGCCATTTAACCACCTTACTTTCGTAGCCCAACATCTTGGAGGAGCGTGAGAATTTGATTGATCTTAGCAGCCAGATCAGCAAAGTTATTTCTCACTTCTGTCTGTGAATAGGTGGCTCCGATTGCCTGCAGTGTATTGTCAGCCGTCCCACCGCTGTTATCGGTCAGTGCTGTGATTGCAGCCGCATGGGGCGGTTCTGTTCCAGCACCGATATAGATCAGGCTTTCTTTTCCTTTCTTAGTTGCCATTTGTGTCTCCATGACGGGAGGGGGGACAAGCCCCCCTCCTCAGTTGTCTTAGTTGCCCTCACCACCAGAGTAGACACATGCGACATAGATTGTGTCGTTATCTCTGATGTTGCCAGAGGCGATCGTGGCATACACCTCAATGCCATCGGAGGAATCGTAGATGTTCTGTGTTCCTACGACGCCATTGGTAAAGGCCACGTCCTGTGCCCCAGAGCCAGCGGCTAGGTTGTTTGCCCACTCGTTGGCACTCGCGTTGACATTCGTGCCATCTTCCCTTTTGTAGGCTCGATAGCCAACGCTCACGACTGCACCACTGCCCATCTGACTCGTGACAATACGAGACAGGTGGGGATAGATGCGAATCCGCCCAGGCGGTAGTTTGAACATGTTGACCTGACCGTCTCCATTTCCAGAGCTATGCACATACCGTGCAGCCTTGACACGGAGCCCGCTGGAGTCGCGGAGGTCAACTTTCTTTGCACTGTCTTTTTCATTAGCCCTCTGAGGAGAATCAGAGGGTGATCCAGCAAATGGCATATGCTACCTCCTTAGACCGACTCATCGATGTCGATCTCAACGACACCATTGTCGAGAATCCTTACCCCGCCGAAAGAGCCAGCCACATAGACCTGAGTGGAATAGCTCTTGTCATCACGCTCAGTGATGCGGGTGGTGAACTCCATCCCTACAATCATCCCCATGGCATCTGGGTGCCACGCGAAGCACTTCCGGATGTTTCCGGTAATCGGCAACCGCGTGGACTTGACCCAGTGGAAATTCATGTAGGTCAGGCCTTCCATGTCACCGGAGACAAGGGTCTTGATGACGTTGAAGTCAGAACTGGTGACTTCAGGGTCCCCCAGCAGGTCGATCACTGCGTCGGGAGACACCACCAACTGCCAGTTCTCCATCGGCACGTCGGCCCTATCGAAGAGGAGCTTCGCGCTCTTCAGTTTATCAAGGGTCATCCCTGTTCCACCGTTGACGATGATCTGAGCAGACGGGAACGCAACGGTCGTCCCACCAGACTCACCCTCCTTAGCATCGGCGGTGAAGGCGAGGATCACTTCATCGTCGAAAGCCCTCCCCATCGCAAAGGCCGCGTTCTGGGCATAAGCGCTTCGAGGTTCGATGAGGATGCGGGTTTCATCCTCCTTGTCAATCAAGTCGGCCCACTCATAATCCACCTTTTCCGCCCGACGCCTGGAGTGCTGCGTATTGACGAGCGGGGTGTCACCGTGGCGGACCGTCTTTTTCACCGCCGTGGTAGGGCCGATTCGATCAAAGAAAATGTAGCGAGCATTGCTCGCCTCCTCTCGGACTCTCCCCCTCAGCTTGCTTCCGCGCTGCTGATAGAGGAAGGTCACGTTCGTCCTAAATTGGCTGACAAAAGCCTCAGTAATCATGTTAGACATTGGGCCTACCCCTCATCATGCGTTGCGCTGTTTAATCCGCCGATGGGTTGTCCATAACGGGCCGCTATCGAGCGGGACCTTTACAAACGGGCCGAGATGGTTGTCCGCTTGTCAGGTACCGTAAGCAATGTGATGCAGTTGGGCCATCTCTTCAACGGCAGCCTTGTACCGTGGATCATTTCGGTCTCGGCTCCAGTAGGGATGGTTTCGATCACTCCCGATCTCTGCGATCCTTCGCAACGCTTCTTCTTTGGTCGTGATCCCCTGCATCTCTGGCGGGTTAGTCCCAAAGACCTTGTCCTCCGCCAGTTGCTCACCGAGTTTCATCAGGCCACGGATCACGGGTTCTGGCATGGCATCGAACCATGTCTCCACGCTTTCCTGCCCGAAGTACAATGCACCGGCCCTCTTTGCGAGGGCAATCCGTGCATCATAGTCCTTTCCAAATTCACGTTTCAACTTGGCTTCAGTAGTTGCCGCTTCTTGGAGCTTTGCCTCAGTGTGGGCTTTGAGCTTGGCATTGAGATCAGAGCCAAGCCACTTCATAAACTCCTGAGCCTGCTTGTTAGTCAAGCCGATCTTATGGGCGACCCGGTTGAAATCTTTTATGGTCTCTTGGTTCCATTCCTGCCCATCAATCTTAGGCAATTCATACTTGTAGTCGTCTGGGCTCTTCGGTCGTCCTAACTTATCATAAATCTTAGACCAGCTTTCAGCGTCATCAGGATTGTCTGGGATAGAGAACACAGTCTTACCCAGCTTCTCCTGGGCGTGTCCATAGTTCTTCAAGACAGTGCTGAGATCCGCGTTTTTGACCGGTTCCCAGTAGCCTTTATCCCGTAAGTCTTCCGGTATGTACTTAGTCCATACTTCGGGTCCAATGCCTTCCTGTTGATTGGTTGTCTGATCAGTGGTAACCACCTGTTGATTGCCCATATGGGTCTCCTCCTAATGGATCAACTGGCTTCTTCAGCTGCTGAATGTAGCTGTTGAGGTCGAGTGTCAACCACTTACGAATACTTTTCAGCACATTACGTTGGCCATCAATATATGCCAGAGCCAGTGGGTTTTTGTCAAGGATGAAGTTACGGCTCTCCTGCCACAAGAAGCGCTCTTCCAAGTCCTCTAGGACCCGACGGCCCTCGGGAGTGGTAAAGACCGTTCGATAGTCAGCGATGCGCTTCTCTTCCTTCTCTGCAAATTGGGCCAGGTCACCATCGTCATGCATTGGTCCTTCCCCTCATCGCCTGGTCCACCTTAGTGAGGTTGCCGGCAATCTCACTTACCGCTGACATGGTTTCTATGCCTTGGGCCTGTTGCATCTGTTCGACCCGAGCCTGCCTGATTTTCTCGACCTCATCACGGTCTCTGAGAATGGTTCGCGGAGCTAGCTCAGCCTTCAGCTTTTCACGGATCCACTCGTCAAAGTTGATATTATCGATGACGTTAGGATTCAACGCCGCGGCCGCCTGGGTGGATATCAAAACAGAGTCTAGCGTTTGGCTCATCGATTGCCGCTTAGCACGGGCGATCGGTCCAATGAAGCTCAAATTGAGCCCGGTGCCGAATCGCTCGGCAAACTGGGAGACAATTAATGGCGCTGTTGGAATGACCTTGGACCTTGAAAGGATACCATAGACCCTCACCAATAACGGGATCAACAGCTCATGCTCCACCTGTGAAAGAGTTGGGCCGAGAATCTGGAGCATGACATTGAGCCTAGCCCTCACCTCTTCAGCTGATGGAGGCGTCTTCCCTCGCTCAGGAATGAACTGGACTTGGTCCATGAAGAAGGTGTTCCAAATAGCCCGTCGTTTGTCTTCCCGTTGAATGGTTTCGATGTCGAGATTCGTGGCTGGTGGGAACCATTGCAGGCTCCCCTCATCGTTCACGAAGTTCAACCTCGCCGGGCGAAGGTCGGGCTTGCTCAAGATGCCGTCATGCCGAGCCAGGAGAGGTGGCATAACGGCCATGGCCCAAGCCCGCAAAGCAAGCTCTTCGGCTTTGTTGAGGCTCAAGATGTCCGGCAGTGCATCGAACGCTGGGGAGCGGCCATAGCTTTCACCGCTGGTTGAAGCCCATCGAACAACAGGGATGGGCCACTCACGAAAGCCTGACCGCTTTAAGATGTGCTTGTGCTTTTCATCGACATAGACGGACGCGACAGGGAAATTGTCGGCCGGGAACCCGATCTTGTCATGGCTGCGGAGGCTGATCCAGTGAATGACATCAATCTTGGCGTCGAGGTCCTTCTGGCTGTTGATCGATTGCTGAAGCCCAAGGGCCAGGTTCTCGAAGCCGAATGTCATGATCATCTCTCTAACAGTCATTTTGATCAGCCGCACCACTTTGTAGGTAGTGTTGTTGGTGTCTGTAAGAATGGCGTATTCTTTTGGGTGGAGCGTCCTAAAGAATGGCTGACCATCGGCTTCATCGATAAAGATAGCGGCGGTTCCGTAGGTGACAAGATCATGATAGAGTTCTCTGATCTC